GAATCTGACCAAACCACTTAAGGTTAATACTGACAATAGCATTGTCATCCACAATACCACCTCTATAACTTCTAGCAGTTTTGACTTCTTCACTCATCTTTTCCTTACTATTTCCCACCTTGAGCAACTAAAGCACCACATATCCCTATTGAACCTAATATGGTCATTATAAAAATGACTTATAGAATCTTCACTAACCACCTCAACAAAAGTATACATAGAATCTTCAGGTGTTGGATTCATATTTCCTACCGACCACCCATTTGAACAACTACTTAACATAAATATACTTAACCCTAATCCCATAACTCGTATTAACACTTTCTTTTTCCTTTGTTTTTAGTTTAAATCTTCTTTTCATATTACCATCCATAATGCCATAGATGTTTCTACAAATAAGTCAGATGCGGTATTATATGCCCATCGTTTATTAGTCCCATAAGTCCGAGCAGTACCCTCAACAAACACCTCAAATACTTCCCACAAAACTCCTATAATAAAAACTCCCATGACACACCAAAAATCACTCCAGTTCATCCATTGAAATATCTTACAAAAAAATGCACCAGCACCAATATGGTATGCAGTCCACCCATCAAGTTGTCCTGTTTTTAATTGCCAAGATACTAGCTTAGATAGTGGGTTGTTCATCTATTTACCACCTTATTGTTTACTAATTTATGTTGTACTAAGTCAATACGCCCATTAGTCTGATTGTGTTTTTTCTCGCACTCATCCAAATAAAACTCTTCAGCAGTTTGAAATGAGTCAGTCCTTTTTTCTATTACCCCATCAACTAAAACAAAATAATCTTTAGAATTAGGATAGGTAATAGATACTACAGATTCATCCGCCATTTGAACTTTCTTAACCATATTAGGCTTAGTGTTCTTGTGAATTACAACATCGTGACCTTGGGCGCATCTCCTTACAATCATTACTCTACTTCAGCCTCTACGACTTCATCGTTAAGTGATTGCCTAAGCATATTAATGAACGCTTCCTTACCTACAGATAACTGGTCAGCTATAAACTGATTACTATTCTGCTTGTTTTGAATATCGTTTATATGATTCACCATCATCTTTTGCTCATCAGTCATATCTTCAATAACGTATTCTTTGTCATCAAGATTCAGGACTGGCTTCTTTTCTTTTTTTGCCATTATTGACTCCTTGTTTGTTAATTATTATCCACAATAAAGCACACAACTAACCATCTTAACTTCTTCAGTTGAGTTACCCATTGTTACTTTTCCTAGTGTTTTACTTCTAATAATATCGTCACTCTGTACTTTAGCAGTTCCATCTCCATTACTTTCTAGTAAATCTCCACCAACACAAGAACCAGTAACTTTAATTGATGATATACCAACTGAAGCAATAGTTACATTACTACCATCTAGTCCTTCTAAATCAGAAACAACTCCGTATACTCTTTTATCTCCAACTGAATTAGAGATTTCTACTTTAGCGTGATTCTCACTATGTTCTTCGTCTATTGTACTTACCACCATTCCTACTTCTAAAGTATCGGAACTACTACTTTCGTGACAACCTGAAAAACCAGTAAGAGATACAGTTCCACCAGTATTTTTAATATCTCCTACAATACTTCCATTTGCTCTAAATTGAATAAATTGTCCGTTGTCTGCATTTCTACAAACTTGCATTGTTTCACCACCAGCATCTCTACTAAAAATAGCTGAATCAGCAGACCTAATAGCATGACCATTTCCAGTTGAGCCAGAAGAGGCTCTACCTGAAAGTATATCACCACAAAAAATAGATGCTCCACTATCTTGAGCCATATAAACAGCAGTTACATCTCCATTACCAAGAGTTACTGAGTTATCTGCTACACCACTTGCACCTTTACCTATTACTGTTTGATTACTAGCGTTAGCGTTACTTGTTTTGGATTGCATCCCAATTAGAGTATTGTTAGAACCTCCAGTAATATCGTGAGTTCCAGTTGCACCAGCTTGATAACCTAATATTGTATTATTTGAACCGATTGTAATATCATTTCCAGTTTGATAACCTACTGCCGTATTACTAACACCTGAAGTCAAGGCTTTAAGTGATTGATAGCCAATAGCAACTTGACCAACACTTCCATTAGTGTCATCAGCTTTGAATAAAGATTGATAGCCAATAGCTATGTTACCTGTTACTTGGTCTGTACCTGAAAGTATTCCACCGTATAAAGCACTACTACCTACTGCTACGTTAAAATCTATATTCCCACTAGCACCTTCATCAGAACCTCTCATAGCATTATTACCAATAGCAATGTTATGAGCTTCTCCACCATCCATAGCTAGTGCTGTATTTTCACCTATAATAGTATTATTAGAACCAGCTTGACTTGTAGATGCATTTTTACCAAATATAGTATTACCACTACCACTATCATTATTACTTAGTGAGATTCGGGAGTTGGTATCTAGGTGCATTTTAACATTACCAGCAACTATTTGATAAATTGAACCATCGTTATTAATTTGAATATTAGAGTTTGCTATATCATCTCCAAGAATTAATCCACTACTACCACCTTTGATATACATATAGTCGTTAGAGGCGTGAATTATCGAAGCAGTACCTGAGCCAGTTACTGTGCTTTTGCCAAAAAAAACTGCTTTGTTCCTATTTATTGATAAGGCTGAAGTCGCAAGAGTATCTGTGCCGTTATCACTTTGAGTAAAAAAATCTATTCTAGTTGCATAGTAATTACTTGTTCCTGTATCCCATGTAGCATCTGCATTAAATTCTATCTTAGCTCCAGTATAAGGTGGTGAGCCACCTGAATCACTACCTTGTGCTAATATAACTCCAATATTATCGTCATCTGCTATAGATGTATCTGATGACCACAATGAAAGAGTTGATGGGTCGTTACTGCCACTATTCTTAATAAATACATCACCAGCAAATGTAGCGTTTTGTGAAGAATCAAGGGTTAATGAGGTTGCACCACCTGTGCCCGATGAAAAAATTAAAGCGTTTCCTTCTGTTCCATAAATAGAACCTATAACACCATTATTTACATTTGACAATTTAATTGAGGGTCTTGCACCTCCTGCACCTTTTATTTCTAACCCTGTATAATTAGATACTCCATCAATAAGTACTGTACCACCAAATGTGGCTAAACCTGAACTGTTAATACTTAAAGCCGTAGAAGCTCCTGTAATAAAAGACATAGTGTTATTTGCATGGTCATAATCAACTTGACCAACATTATTATCTTCGCTATCACCAAACATCAAAGAACCATTCGATGTACTTCCACTAAGAATATTTATTCCTGAATCGCCACTTCCATGAATAGATAAATTGTCGGCAGTTGAAAAAGCAGTAGCTCCACTTCCACTCCCAACTATTACGTTACCACCAAATGTGGCGTTGCCTGACTCATCAATAGTAAAATGGTCTGTTGTACTTCTTCTAATCTTAAATTTATCTGAATCTGAATTATCTACATAGGCATACCAATCTGTTGCACCAGTTAAGCTAAATTTTAAACTAGCATCACCACTACCATCATTTTCAATTATTACATCATTAGTACCAACTGTGCTTGAGTCGTCTCTAAAAATTGAAAGAATACCTGTTGGAGAACTCGTTCCTATACCTACGTTAGCTCCTCCAATATTTAATCCACTCGTTGATGTTTCTAAATAACTATGCTCAGAGCCATTCTTGTAAAATTGAATTTGTTTGGTTGTAGTAGTATCGTCTCTATTTAAATGTAATTGTCCTCTTCCAACTGTCGTACCATTAAAATCGCCTCCAACTGCACCCCCATCTGTTGTAATACTTATAATATTACTTGATATAGTACCAGCAAATGTGGCGTTTTGTGAGGTGTCTATTTTTAAGGCTTCATTATTCCCATTTGTTGCAAGAAATATATCAGATTCAGACCTAAGAACCATAGAATATCCACTAGTGCCACTTAATATAGCACCACCATCACTATCCTCTGAACCGAATAAACCTCGTAAAGCTGAACTATTAGCTTCAAATCTTATTGCATTTGAACCAACACTAGACTGTTCTAAAGTTATACCATCACCACTTGTAGATGACAATATATGTAATTTTTTATCAATATTAGTTGAGCGACCTATACCTACGTTACCACCTTGAGCATTTAATGCTATATTGCCAAACGTACTACCTTGACTTGCATAAGATTGTATTTGAAAATAACCCGAAGTATCTGCACTTGTACCAAGAAGAGCAACTGTTTTGCCTGAAGCATATTTACCAAGTGTCATGCTTGATGAACCACTACCATTATAGACATTTAAATTGTGTGTTGGAACAACTCCTATACCTACTCGTGAATTAGTAGTATCCACAATAAAGACATCTCCACCATCATCATTCTTGCGTACTAATAAGGCTTCTGTGTTGGTGACATCAATTACCTGAGTACCTTGAACTATCTCATCAAAAGATAGTGAACCACCTCCATCAACTTGTAGGTCTCCTGTGATTGTAATATCACCATCTATTGTTCCTCCATTACCAAAGTCCTCAGTAACAGATTTAATCATAGAACTCTGCATTTAACACTCCACCAATCTTACTGCACCAGTAGTTGTACTGGTAGAATTGTAATTAAAATATATTGTTAGTCCTAATCCTCTAGGAACTGTAATAAAAGTCATTGTGTTTTTAGGGATAATCATATCATTACTAGCATTTACATTTGTTTCTGATGTAGCAAAGTTAAAATAAATCTCTACTGCACTATAAATACCTAGTGTTCCTGTGTTACTTAATAATGATTTGTGAATTGTGTTAGCGACGTCTGCTGAACTTCCAGCAGTTCCAACACTTGCAACAGTCCATCCTCCTCCTGTTGTTGTGTTGAGTGCTTCTTGTACTGAATATGTGTGTAAGTCTGCCATTTTTCTTCCTCTCTAAGCTATGACAAAGCGTGAACGAGACTGTTTTAGCTTTGTATTATTTTTTCTTTTTAGTCACTTTCTTAGCAACTTTCTTTACTACTTTTTTTATAGATTCTTTTTTAGATGGTTTTTTGTAGGGTTCTAGGTCGTATTCACTTATGACCCTTACATAACCTTGACTTTCTAATTCTTGTAGTTTTTCAGGATGTTTTTCTAAGACACTATCTTCAAGTCTTTCCATCCTTCCTATTTTTTTTGATAACCAATATTGCATATTAATCTCCATAAAATAGGGGAGCAGTCGCCAAACAACTCCCCTAGATTGTACTAGTTTATTAGTCTACGTTAGTAAACTTTACACCTTTCTTATTGTCACTATCATCTAATAACTTTACGCCATAGACTAAATCAGAAACAATTTTTGTTCCAAGAGCGTCAATAGAATACTCTGACTGTGTTCTGACTTCTTGCTGAACTGCACAAACTGCCGCACTCTTATGGAATACTGCACCTGATATTGTTGAACTTGTACCAGCGGTTGAAACAGTATTACTCATATATACATCAATGCCGTATAATGAACCGACCATTCCTGACCTTAGTCCTCTGTTACCTTCTCCGACTGCATCATTTCTAATGAAATACTGAGCGATACCAGCACTAGGATTAAGTATGTCTGCAAATAAAGTTGGGTTAACAACCATAGCACATTCACCATCCATGTAAGGGATGTCATTCTCACCTAATGTCGCTAACACACTTTCAAATACTGCCGCAGTTAGTGTATCATCAGCAGATAGAGCCTGTGATGCGTTAAGTCCATCTAATTCAGCCCAAATGTCAGCATCTAATTGACGAGCAAGAGCCTCACCCATCATTCTAGTGTACTTTTCTACAAGGTCAGCTTCAGATTGAATAACTGTTAAGTCTTCAAAAAGCTTACCAATGTACTTATGTTTGTTAAGTGACAACTGAGTTTCTGTAGTTGCAGTTGCATCATAAGACACATCAGAACCAGCAGACTTATCAGCCGCACTTGCCAATGATATTTCAGGAACATGAACAACATCTCCAAACCCTTTAGAACCTACTAAAGCTGAATAGTCTTCAATTAATCCTCTAAATATTGTCTTTCTTTCAAAGAACTTATAAATTCCCTCTGACCAAATTTCAGGAATGAAATGCTGGTCTGTGGTGTTTGTGGTTGCACTACCTTGATAATGTTTTGCCATTTTTAAAACCTCTTATTATTATCTCTTGACATAACTCTGTAAAATACTACCCCAATTTGCTCGTCTTTCTTCTGCACTCATGTTAGTCCAGTCTTTACCACTTGGATTAACACTTTTAGCTGGAGCATTACTTGTAGGAGATACCTCTTGAGATTGTTGTTTAATTTTATCAGTTAAAATTCTAAGCTGAGGTACACTTAAATCTTTAAATGTTTCTCTCTCTTCTTCACTTAGAATGTTTAGCAAGTCTTCTTTATAAGATAGTTCAGCGCCTTTAAGTCTTTCATAATCAGACTTCATAGAGTCTATTTCTGATTGCCTTTTAGTTGCTAACTCTTCCCATTTGTTATTCTTAGCAAGTCTTTCCTCTTCTTGTTTTTCAAGGTTAGACCTTAACTCAGATAACTCCGACTCTGCTAATTGTGCCCTACTTCTATACTTCTTGCTCTCTGCTATGTAACTAGTGACATCAGGCGTTTCATTAGTTTCATTCTGACTGTTAGGAGTCACCTCTTGTACATTTTCTTGTACATTTTCTGTTGTAGTTTCAGACATTCTGTCTTCCTCTTTTAGTTAATTAAATTTAATCATGTACCTATGTTTAATAAAAGTCCTAGAATCAAATTACTTTGTGGGTTTGTTTTCAAATCTTATACCATTATCACCTTTAAAAGGTTTTGTGTGAATATGTTCACCATTAATTATTTTTTCAGGTATTCCTTCTATATAAGCTTTACATGAAAATTTTGTAATATCATTTTCATTGTAATGTTTACAATAAGTACAAATTGGTTCTATAGGTATCATTTAATCCTCCCTACTTAAAACAAGTCTTTTAACTTTTTCTGCATAAGATGATGGATTTTTAGAATGAAAAGCCATAGAATAACATTCTGCAATCCATTCTGATATGTTTTCAGTAGCATAATTTGATATATACTCTCCTCCATAAACTTCTTTGTAATATTTATACATTTCATTTTTACCTTTGTAAACAATAGATGTTGAAGTTGATTTCTCTAAATCAACAAGCTTAGTATTGAAAGAGTCCTTATATTTTCTCAAATCAGATAATGATTTTCCACTAGCAATCCAATCAGACTGAAATTTCTTTTCTCTGTTTCTAATATCTAATATATACTCTCCATATAAGTCATTTATTTTTTTCCCTATTTCTGTATTTATCCTAACCCCTCTACCACTTGCATAGATATGTCTAATATGAAGACCATGACCAAACTCATGGCTCATTATTGATTCAAAAGTATCTCCTCCATTATGCCACCACCCACTAGCAACCCAATCTTTAGCATTTTTTTCATATTTTTTAATATCTTTTAAGTGATACTTATTTAACATTAATTCTTTTGTTCCTGACCTAGCAACTACATTACTTTTAGAATTATAAGACCTAATTATTTCATATTTAAAATTTGCCCCACTTTCAATATGTTTTTTAAATAATTTGTTTAGTCTATTTCTAGAATCTAAATCTATTCCTGAGAGCCTAATATCTTTTGCTTTTAGATTTGATTTTAACCACTCTTCAGAATCTTTGATGCTAGTATGTTTACCAGCCATTTTTAAAGATGTAATTGATTCAGGTTTTTTAGTGATTATAGGTTCTTCAATGTTCTCACCTTTATAGTTCATAGGTACTAACTGACATCTACAATTAGTCTGACATATAGAGAACCCTGAACGGGGAAGACCAACAGTTCTGAAATATTCCATAGTACCAGTCTGACCATGCCTGTCCTGACAATCCTCACACACTCTCTTATCTGATATACCAACCCATTGAAATTCTTCTACTGCTGAGTCTTGATAAACCTTCTGACTTGCAATATTAGAGTTATATCCTACACCATTTTTAGTTGTCATCTTAATAGCGTTTCTATATGAACCGAATATCCTACCACCATTATTAAGGTCATTCATTAAG